ACTCGATTAACTGAGGGACTGTCTCAGATAGAGGTCATGGCAGGGGACATCGTAAAAGATACCATGCCGATCTATCCTCGCGTTGGTAAGGCTGTCCGCGCCATCGACATGGTGCCAATCTTCGGTAACTTTACGTCGTTTGCTTCAGAGAACATTCGTAACTCTGTAAACATCCTAGACCGTGGTCTGAAGGAGATGTCCTTCGAGGTGTCTCCTGCGCTGCGGGAAGGCATGGGTCCAGATCGCGCAGCCGCATTGGAGAAACAAATCCGTGGCATGGGTGCGCAGCGTTTGATGTCGTACATGGCAGTCGCAAGCACCGTACCGAAGTCCATGGTCCGTGGCTCTATGATCGCCACTGGAACCACTCCAGAAGAAATGGAAGAGCTACGTCAGCAGCTACCAGAGTATATGGCAGGTCATGACGTTGTGATCCTGAACAACGACAAGAAGGGTAAGATAGACTACATCGATCTATCGTACGTTAGCCCGTACGCCTTTGTCCTCGATCCTGTCCGTGCGGCAGTCGAGAAGTACACACAGGCAGGCAAGCTGGGTAAGAGCGAAGCAGAACAGATTGCTGCGGGTGCATTCAAAGGGCTGGAGATGTTCTTGGAACCGTTTGGTTCTGAATCCATGATCTTCGAACGCCTAAGAGACGTATTGCCAAGCGAAGGGTTGTCATCACTGGGCGTAGGCCGTGGTGGTAAAACCGCAACTGGCGCGACTGTGTATTCCAACACGGAAAGCATGGGCGATCAGGTTGGTAAGGGTGTCGCTCACATTCTCAACGGTATCATCCCTGAGTACATTAGCCTGGTCGGAGAGTTCGAGAACGTGCGGACTGGGGAGTTTGAACCAGGGCGCGTGTACCGTGCAGCCACTGGTCTCCCAGGGAAACGCGGCGAAGAGTACAACGTATTCAAGGAAGGTGCGCGTCTGGTCACGGGCTTCACTCCTATGACCGTGGACCTGAAGAATGATTTTGCTTTCAAAGGTCTTGAGTATGGCCCTCGCCGGACTGACGCCAAGACCACAGCTACTCGCGTAATCAAACGTGCGGACGCTACGCTTGAAGACATGAACGTGGCTTGGGGCAACTACCTCGACAACCTATACCGTGAGCAGTCCAAGCTATACGCAGACATCCAGTCGGCCCGTAAACTTGGATTGTCTGAGACTGACATCCGCAAGAACCTGATTAACAAAGCTAACCTTGGTCGCAAGGAAGTGAACATGATCATGCAAGGGAAGTTCTTCCCTACGGCTGCAACTCGGGAACTTGCCAAAGAGATTAACGCAATGCGTAAAGCGGAGGGCCGGACCTTTAGAGAGGGCCGCATTCCGTTCAACAGCTTCAACGCCCTGTCGAGAGAACGCTTGGGCGAGAGCTTGGGTGGCGTAGAAGTTAACCCACCATCACCTGCTGCGCCAACACGAGTTGCACCTACTGGGGTGTTTGACGACCTACTACCAAGCAGTCCTGCCCCGTCAGCACCTGCACCTACTGGGGTGTTTGACGACCTACTACCACAGAGACAGGGATCACTGCCCGTGGCCCCTGCTCCTGTGCAAACTGCGTCAGCTATGGTTGATCCGATTGTGTTAGGTAATGATCCTGCTACTCAGGCTTTGGCTAGATCTCTAGGGAGGTCTCAGTAACCAGTTGGATGCCACCGAATATCTCAACTAGGTCCTGTGCCTTCTCATGCATTTCTTCGTAAACCACTGGATCAGCCATCGACGCTGCATTTAGCGAACAGTTAATAAAGTCCAGTAATTCAGAAATCTGAGCAGTGTGCATTTCACGGAAACCAAGAGTTTTCATTCGATCTCTCCCCAATTATCTTTGAGTTCATCATCCACTTTGGAGGGGACTTTCAAGACATCCGACAGCCCGTTTTCCATAATGTCCTTGATGCGCCGTGCTTGATCGTCGCCCTCTACTGAAAAGCATAACTCATCATGGACCGTGAGCATAGGCAAAAGTCCTTCGGCGTAGCAATCTGCCATCGCTTTTTTCGTTTGGTCGGCTGCTGAACCTTGGATCAATTTGTTTAACGCCTTGTAAGTAAACGCTCTTCTCAGAGGCTGACCGTATACCTTCATCGCCTCTTCATACGGAAGAGGTTTGTTATATCCAAAGGACGTAGGTTCCCACAGATGGAATCGACATCGACGCCCAAGCAGCGTCCGTATCTGCCCTGTCTTGGCGGCTTGCTGTGTTGCCAGTTCCGCTAGGTTCTTAACGAACGGTACTTTCTCACGGTGCGTGGCAAGCAGTTCCCCTGCTTCGTCAGGCGAGATGTCCAACTGCGCAGCCAGTTTACCTTTGCCCATGCCATACATGATGCCAAGGTTCACGACCTTCGCTTCTTTGCGCTTGATCCCTGCGATGTCGGCAACCATCTGGTGCAGGTCAACATCACCTGTGTGGTATTCGTCCACGATTTTATCGACCAGTGGGTGCTTGTGTTCGCCCTTCAGGCTTGCTGCAAAGTGTACCAAGAGCCTCGGTTCTTGGCTCGAATAGTCAAACGATCCCCACTTGGTGCCCTCCTCTGGGATGAACAGACCACGGATCAGCTTCTTGATCTCTGGGTCACGCGCTGGGATTTGCTGAAGGTTGGGGTTCGAGGAAGAGAACCGCCCCGTCACCGTGCCACCATCGTCAGAGCGTAGCTGGTGAAATTCACAGTTGATCCGACCATTGTGTTCGTGCTTCAGGATCGTATCGATGAACGTACTGTCCGCCTTGTCGAACTCCCGCAGCTTCACAATCATCTGCGCTACTGGATGCGCATGCGCCGACAGATACTGCTTGGTAAATGACGGAGAGCCGGATTCAGTCTTGGGGTAGTTTAGCCCCAGTTCCTCGAACACCGTAGCCACAGACGCAGCAGCCCATGGCTCGACCTTCACGCCTGTCTGGCGGTGGATTTCCAAGTGTAGTTCTTGGACCTTGGACTTGAGAAACTTCTTGGCTTGCTCGGCTTTGTCGAGATCGACCCGCACCCCAAGCTGCCGCATGTCACACATCATCGGGATCAGACTGGTTTCCAAGTTCCAGATAGTCCAGAGGTCTTGGCTCTCCAGTTCGACCTTGAGCCGTTCCCACAGGCGCAGCGTCATCCCTGCGTCCTGTTCCGCATAGCGGCCCACAAACTCTGGCGGGAGCTTGTACATCTCCGCCTTGGGATCCAGACCCCACTCGGCTGCTGCAACGCGCAGGAGCTTCTCATCCTTGCGTTCGGCTAGGTAGTCCCGTCCAAGGTTATTTAGGCTGTAGGAGAAGCGGTTCTCGTCCACTACGGCCCCTGTAATCATCGTATCGATGATCCGGCCCTGTACTTCCACGCCCTCGGCTCTGAGCCACCCGAGATCGTAGGTGGCGTTATGCATGATCTTGTCGATATGCGGTGTCGCCATCTGCTTCTTGAGCCACTTGAGTGCGATCTTGGCGTCCATGTTGTGACCGTTCGCGTGACGGATCGGGTAATACCCTTCCCAGTCCCCCGCAGCCACAGCGATCCCGACGATGTAACCATCCTTCCGCGCCCAACCTGGGCCAAGCGTGGTCAGGTTCGGGTCACAGGTTTCGAGGTCAATCGCGATCTGCTTGTGCATCGTAAGATCGGGAAAGTCTGGTGGGATGTTCCAAGTCAGTTCTTTGCCTTGGTTCATCTGGTCGGCAATGATCTTGTCTTTCACGAATAATTCACCCTGCTTCTTCATTGTTCTTCCTCATGAATGCTGCCTGTGCTTTTTTAATTCTTTTTTCGCGGTCGTGGAACTCTGCCCCCAACGCGCTGTATCCGCACTTATCTATCCATGAGTCATCGTGGTCGGTATCGTTAAGCAGCCGTGCTGTCTTGACCCAATCCATCATCAGCGCAACATGCTGTGGCGTGATGTATCCTGTCGTGACGAACGCTTCTTTGACGATGATGTTCCAACCATCCGCAATACGCGTAAAGTTATCGTATGCATCACCATAGTTCTTGGCCCTTGGACCGTTGATGTAGTTTTCTGCCGTCGATAAAATCTCGTCTCTTTTCATATGTCGTACCTGTATGTTTTATCCGTCTCAATTAAATAGAGGTTCTTCTTTGCGCGTGTGACCGCAACATAGAACACCCTATGCTCGTCCTCGGGATGCTTTCCATCTACGCAGTTCTTCGTTGATCCCAAGTATACTGCCACGTTATCATCTTCCCCACCCTTCATTGCGTGAATGGTTGAGAGTTTGATGCGCGGCTCTTCGTAGATGTTTTCTCCACGCCGCTCCAACGAGCGAACGTAAACCTTCTCATGCTCCGACATCTTTACGATATCCATCGGATGCGTTTCGATTGGCGCGATCAGACCGTAGTGTTTGGCTAGCGTATTGTATGATAGTAGTTCCTCTGGATCCGCAGCATCCAAAAGTTTGGACGCGCCCCGCTTGACCACGGCCCCCGCTCCTGCCTTGGGTACGTTCTCATAGAACTTCTGTATCCTACCCAGACCCAAGCTCTTACCTTCTTGCAACTCGGTCCATGTAGCCATGGCCTCGGTCTTCTTCCGACTGATCGATGGGTTGCCCCGCCGACTGTAGAAATAACCGTGGTCCTCTAACCACTCGGCAATGTCCCCAACGTAGCCATTGATCCGCGCCATGATGGTCCATGACCCATGCTCCAGTGGCATGTGAGACATAGACCCCACTGTCGTGACGCTCCCCTCTTCCTCGCGCGGGAAGAACTCTTTCTCAAGACGGTCAGGTATCCGCTTGGAGATACGCATAGCGAGGCTCCAGACGCTCCGTGGTAAGCGGTAGGACTGGTTGAGTACCTCTATCTCATCTGCGCTTTCCTTGAACCTCTCGATGTCCACAGAGGTCCAACGGTGGATAGCCTGATCATCATCCCCCGCAATCAAAACTTGTTCAGCATTCTTTGCCATCTTCTCAACCATCGTCCACTGGAGAGGCGTCAAGTCTTGCGCTTCGTCAACAATCAACAGGTCGAGGTGCGGCGGCTCAACGATCTCCACATACTTGGCGATCATGTCCGCGAAATCATACTTGTGTGTTTTTGATTTATACTCTTCTAGCTGTGCTTTGACTTGTACAAGTTTCGAGTAGTCTAGTGTGTAGTCTTCTTCGTAGTTGTATTCGTATTCCAAATCCTTCTCTCGGTAGGTGGACTTCATCACCAACTGGAGATACTTGGACCCCGATCCATGGACCGCAGGGATAGGAACACCGTCATCCACCGATGTCGAATCCGCATTCTGAAATAATAGGCCCAAAATTTCCCCGAGTTTTTTGTAGTCCTCGAAGTCCATGACATCACCACGTTGCAGACCCAAGCCGTGGTAGCCCGTGGCATGCAATGTCCGGAAGTGTGGGAAGTCGTTGCGCGTCAGGTTGAACTTGGCACAGGCTCGATCAATGAACTCACCAATCGCTTTGGTGGTAAACGACACCACGCCTATGCGAGAGGGATGCACCCCCTGATCTAGCTTCTCCTGCACACGCTCGATCAGCGTATAGGTTTTACCGCAGCCTGGTGGTCCCAGGATCAATGTTGCATTAGGTATCACGACGTTCCTCCAACCATTGCTTGATCTCGTCACGATCCCACCGACTGGCAGATCGCCTTGCGTCCCCATTGCCTAGCTTGTACGGCTTTGGAAACTCTCCATCGCTCACCCACTTGTAGATCGCGGACTCAGATACCCCGAGCCACTCCGCTATATCTTTTGCTTTCATCATTTTAGAATGGGACGTCATTCTCGATCTCCTTTATCGGAAGGCTCACTTCCATGTTTTCAAACGCTGGTATCCACCAAACGCGTACCGTGGACCTTGATCCATCGGCTTTGTTGATAGCTTTATGACCGTGGCATTTCCGATCATCATTCATGTCTTTCAATATCTCTTGCACCTGCGCACGAGTGAACGCCTTGAAGCGTCGAGCATTTAAGAAGTCCATCAGACCCGCAATCGTAAAGGACGTATATCCTTGGTTATCGGTCCATGGTTTCCCTGCCAGCATCTCCTCTGGGTGCATCGCACGGATCTTGCTTGTACAGTAAACCTTGAGCAGTTCTTTGAACTCCCCTGTGAGGGTCAATTCTTCTGGTACGTCTTGTGTCGTGGCTTCGTTGAGCAACTTGCGCAACTGGCTCTGCCACATACGCGCGGACAGGATCGGAGGAGCGACTTGTATCTGATCGATGCATGCCCTCTGAAACAAGTTCTGCGTCTGGAGTTGCTCAGTGTTCAACTGCACCCGCTTCCCTGCCACAGTCAGAAAGTACAAGCGCGGCTCGGACAGTTGGATCAACAGGCCGCTGACCTCTACAGCCACGTAGTCCTCGTCCCCGATACCGTACTTGCGAGACATACACTTCTCTTTGTCACAGTAACTTTTGAACGGCTCCTGCTCACAAGTGTAGTGATACTCCTTCTTGCCCAAGCTGTTCTGCAAACCCACGACTTCCTTGGCTTCCAGAGGCGGCTCGAACAACTGGTGGTTCATGGTCTCAAACTCTCTGACCCATTCATCAGGATGTTTGAGGCGACAGTATACCCCTGCCATGAACAGCTTCTTGTTGCGATCATCGGAGTTCTTGCCATCACGGAAGAGGTTCTCCATGCAGGGAGGACCATCCGAAAACCAAACGCGCTTCCGTTTGCTCTTTACCTTCTCCAAGTCCGACAGCATGACCGTCTTGGTCTGGATGCTATCCATGAACTCTTCAAGCTCCATGGCCTCCACGCCCTTGTTAAAACAATAACGCTGCGGGAACTCTGAGTTGAAGTACGGCAGGTTGATAAAGTTCCCTACATCCCCACGATCTGCAAGGATCGTATCCTGTTTTGGGAACACCTCGCATCCCGAGTGGCCCAAGGCTGCGGACATCTCCGCCAGATATTCTCGGACCACGGACGCGGGTTCATATTCTTTTAGGAACAGATATAGATGGGCACCACCTGACTTGGATCGGCAATGTAATAACGGAAGTTCTAACTTCTGAATATGCGCTTGGAGTTTGTTGTGATCGAGATCGTATACATCGATGTCTAACGCGCCCCACTTGCATTTGTTTTCTTCGTTGATTGGGATCGCTCCGATACCCTGCTTGCCGTCAATATGCCCCTGCATGATCTGTTCTGTCAGCGGTTCGCGTACGATCTGACTAAACCCCTCGGCTTTACCCTTGCGGTTCGTCTTTCCAACCGTAGTCGTACCGTGTGCAACCTTCGAACCTTCGAAGGCCGCAAGCATTCTTTGTGCTAATGACATGCTTGGCTCCTGTTGAGGTTAAAAGGGGAAAGTTTTTACCCGAAACTTTCCCCAAGGCTACTTAGAACGGGATATCTTCATCCACGGCAGAGCTATGCTCTGGATCTTTAGCAGCCTTAACCTCACCCGCCGCAACGCTCTCACGGAACGCCTTGGCTTCGAGCAATAGATCGCGGTTGTCTAACAACCCGACCTTTTCAATAGTGTAGTTGGCCCACGAACCTTGGTCATTGCTTTCCTCGATTGTGGTCAACTTCCATTGTGTAGCGTACACAGGTGGCGTCAGCATTTGCCCCGTCTTGGGATGCTTCACCTTCTGCATAGCAATTTGTGTTTTCCAACGACGGCTAACTTTTAGCTGCGTTGATTTCATATCGACGACGACAGGTTGGAAGGACCCATCCTCCTCGACCACTAGGCAATAATGTTGGTCAGACTTAACCAGTTCATTGCCTGTTGGCAGTATCTCCTTCGATCCATTACGCGTGGTGCGTGTCAGGATCGGATCGTTGGCAGGGATTTCACCACGGAAACCACCGCCCTGTTCACGAGGCGTGAACTCCAGATACTTGGTAGTCTGGAAACATGGGATCAATACCACGCCCTCCTCGCCGTCCCAGTACTGGTTCGTCACAGTATTGAACAAGTCCCCCGCCGAAGCACCTTCGATGTACTCAGCTTTCTTCTTGCTCAACTGTGGAGACAACGCTTGCAACACCCGCACGAACGGGATCTGCATCTCCGAACTGTCGAACGCCGCGCCGTCACCCGCGAACTCTAGGATGTCGTCCATGACATCTGTTGAAACTGCTGTTTCTTTTTTCTTTGCCACTGCTGTACTCATTGGTCTTTCTCCCCATCGGTCACTGTTAAGTCTATTTCGTGATCCCAAATGAAAACAGGTTTACCATCTTCATCCTTGTACCACATTACAGGTTTATGATCGGTCCACTCCTCGTATTCCCGATGCAAGTCTTCCAAACACTTTGGTCCGTCCTGAAACTTTCCCATCACGCTTTCCTCCGAATTTCAGCCGC